TTAACGTCAAAGACCATACGACCAATGAAAATATACATCCAGCGCTTCACCTCATCATCAAATTCTTGATAGTCCAGAATGGTATCCAAAACCGGAGTCTCAATTTCCCGCCAGTCCTTGTAGTCACTCATTTCAAATGACATATCAAAGTACTTTGCGGCCACTAAGTTTGCTGGCATGTACTTGAACTTTTCGCTATTGTAGGGGTAAAAATTGAACCATCCATCAACCGAGTCATCTTTGGCAACAAATATACCATCATTGAAAGAAAATACATGCCTATTCTTCTTCAATTCGGGAAACATTGGATCCACACAGCACCTCAGATGCTCAGAAAGATTCTTCCTGTTAGCACCAGTCTTGGTAAACTTACGCCACATATGGATATCAGTTTCCTTCTGAAAAAGGGTCTCTATGTAGTCCTCCACGGTCATTATCTTTTTCCACGCCTTGGTATTTCTGATTTGCTCACAGACCCAGCCCTTATAACGCTTGTACCTCTCCTGCTTTAGCTTCTCCAATGAATATACAATACACTGCTGATAATCATTGTTATCGTCATTGCGCGTGGGATCCAGGGCGCTTGGAGCCAGTAAGTTACTGGGGTCAAATACGTCCTCGCCACTCATAGGATTCTTGACAAAATCATAAATAGTTTTATAATTCTTCAGGATGAGTTCCCATGACTTTATGATATTGATGCATCGATTAATCCTGTACCCAATTTGTACCCCATAATCAGCAGGATCGGCTTCAAAAAGATTATTTGTAGATATTTGAATATGTAACAATTTGAGGGTTCTTTCGGCTTCTGCGATTTCATCGTTTATCATTTGAGTGCTAATGCAGCCAAAGTCTCCCACATTAAACTTATTCAGGATAGAGTCCTGTGTGATGAACTTCGAGGCCATTGCATTTGTATCCGTATCTGGTTCGAGGAAAATTCCCCATTTTTCTTCAAAGCTTTCAACTAGACAGGCCAGTTCCACGGGTGTAGATATCTGAGCGATACAGCTTTCGTTATAGGAATCACGAATATCGTTCGGAGTATCTTGTTTGTTTATGGGAATGTATTCCATACTTAATAAGAGATAGTTTCAAATTTTTAAGTAAGCTTGGCGAGAATCTTTATGAGGATTTTGTTTTGGGTTGCAAGCTGCTTTGCGACCTCGGCGATACCGTTAGAAGCATCCACCAGAGCGCTACACACTGTATCACCATCATCTGTAGTAAGTACGGCGCCCAGATCAACCCCCATGTCCATGTCTTCCATGTCAATATCGTCGCCGCCAATCCCCTCATCCGCCGAAATTTCGGAATCTGGGATATCAAGGATCTCATCTTCTGGCATAGGGTCATTAGCCGACATAGTAATTTAAGGAATCATTAAATTATTCAGGATAACACGCGCACCATATCATCAGGTGGTGCGTTTTTTGGGGACCGGTAAAATTTGGCCGAGCAGGTGCGTGATTTTTACCCTGAAAAAAAATGTTGGCTTATACTACAACACACACAATGGCGGGCGGTCTTATGCAGCTCGTAGCTTACGGTGCCCAGGATACTTACCTCACCGGTAACCCCAAGGTTACTTTCTTCCAGGCGGTGTACAAGCGCCACACCAACTTCGCGATGGAGAACATCGAGCAGGTGGTGAACGGCAGCCCCGGTGATTCGGGCCGCCTTTCGGTGACCATTGCGCGCAACGGTGATCTCATCGGTAACATGTACATGGAGATGGAGCCGGTTTCGTCCCTGGCGCGCGTGAACGCCACCTGCTGGGCGGCCGAGCGTGCCGTTCAGGACATTGAGCTGACCATTGGTGGCCAGCGCATTGACAAGCACTACCAGCGCTGGTGGCGCCTGTACGCCGAGCTTTACCTCGATGACGCCAAGAAGGCCGAGTGGGGTAAGCTCACTTCGGTTGAGGGTGCGGGCGCCTCGCGCTCGGCGAAGGTCATCCTTCCCCTTATCTTCTTCTTCAACCGCAACCCCGGTCTGTACCTGCCACTGATTGCCCTCCAGTACCACGAGGTCCGCCTTGACATTGACCTGTCGGCCGAGTTCTCGAGCTACATTGACGCGACCAAGTCGGTCAAGGTGTGGGGTAACTACGTGTACCTTGACACCGAGGAGCGCCGCCGCTTCGCCCAGAAGGCCCACGAGTACCTGATTGAGCAGGTGCAGCACACTGGCGCCGACTCGGTCAGCTCGGCGACCACCAAGACCATCCGCCTCTCGTACAACCACCCAGTCAAGGAGCTGGTGTGGTGTGTCAACAACGAGAAGTCCTCGGGCTCGACCTCGCAGGGCAACGAGCTGTGGGCCTTCTGTGCCTCGCCAGCGAACGTTACCGTTGTTAACGACCTGACCCTGGCCGGTAACCCCGGTGAGGTGGCCAGCGCCAACGTGGCCGTGGAGCCCCACAAGTGCGGTGCCCCCCACCTGCTCATTGGCAACGCCGTGTCCGAGTCGCTGCTTGTGGAGTCGGGTGACGTGAACGTGCCCCACGCCGCGGGTGCGCCCGGTGTGCAGGTTGGCCCAGTGAACACCTTCAAGCTGGTGCTCAACGGCCAGGACCGCTTCAAGGAGCAGTCGGGCCGCTACTTCAACCAGTACCAGCCACTGCAGCACCACTCGGGCAACCCAATGGCGGGTGTGTACGCGTACTCGTTCGCGCTCAAGCCTGAGGAGCACCAGCCCACTGGTACCTGTAACTTCTCGCGCATTGACAACGCGCAGGTGCAGCTTACCTTCAAGGAGGCCACTTCGTCCACCGCGCAGCTGTCGATGTTCGCCACCAACTACAACGTGCTCAAGATTGCCTCGGGCATGGGTGGCCTTAGCTTCTCTTCATGAGTAATCAGGGCCCAACAACCAGCGTGAAAAGCGTGATACTGGTTAGTCCCCACACGGGGGCGACACACCTTGTTGCGGGAAACCCCTAAGAGCCATAGATACCACTCTCTGGATGAAAGTCCAAAAGAGGAACTCGGTTAATAGCCGAACCCAAAGGTAATAATTCTATGGATGATACAATGGGCAATCCGCAGGCTTACTTCCTAAACTCGCTATGATAGAGCACGGAAGGGTCTCAACGACTGAACGGGTGTGGCTGTCTTATGATGGTCTAATCAACCTGAAGATGGTTAAGATACAGTCTGGCTTCATAGGAAACTATGGAGATTAACCGTGCTTTCTCTAACTAAGAAGGAGCGGCTACAACTACAAAATATCCTATGTCTGATATCCAATATCAGCATTAAGATATTTAAATATTTAGAACTTGTTTAATACAAGTATGGCTACTAAGCCGTGCAAAGAATGTGGTGCTGTTAAGCCACTGGATGGGTTTCCTAGACATAAGGAAATGGCCGACGGACACCTTAATCGCTGTAAGGTGTGTCAGACGGCATATCTTAAAGCATATGGTGAGAAGAACAAAGCCCACTTACAGGAAGCCGCCAAGAATAGATATGAGGCTAACAAGGATGAAATAGTTAAACGTGTCAGAGAACACTGGCACAAAAACGCCGACGCCATAAATGCCAGGAGACGAGCGCGGTATGCGAACGACCAGGAACATAGAGAAAAGGTTCTGGAACGATGCAGAATAAGCAATGCCAAGACGCGTCCAGCACGAAGAAAAAAAAGGCGCAAGAATGACCCTGCCTATTTATATTTAGAGCGGTATAGAAGAAGGATGTGGCACGCCCTAAAAGGTAGGGGAGCAAAGTCCGCCAGTACTCTGGAACTCATAGGATGTTCTGGTGAGGAACTCGAAAGATACTTGGAGACTACCAAAGTTCCAGGAAAGGACTATACCATCTGCCACGTGGACCATATCATACCCTGTTCTGCGTTTAAGATGGCTATCCCAGAACACCAACGGGTGTGTTTCCATTGGAGCAACCTCCAACTTCTCCCAGGACGCGAGAATATGTCTAAGAATGACAAGATACCAGACTGGGCTCAGGACATACTTGATTGCGGTGGGACCATCTTAGATGCAGGTGATTTACAGAGGGAAATAATCCAGGACGCCAGGATTATTTTGTGACTACATAGTAAATTATGAACCTTATGAAGTTTGATTACAATAAGCTCCCCGTTCAGGCTCAGGCCGTGCTTCTCGTGGGTGTCATTTCGGTTGTATTCCTCATCATGAAGATGGTGGGCCTCAAGGGCGACAAGCAGAAGTTCTCTGCCACGGTCCTGGCCGTGAGCCTGCTGGCCGTGACCATTTCGACCTATAACATCCGCTGCCTTATCACCGGCAAGTGCGAGAACTGGGCGACCCTGCTGGCCGTGGCCTACGTCATCTCTCAGGGCAGCGCGCTGCTCGCTATGTAAAAATAATACTCAATTATATTAAAAATGTCCGGAGCACTAGTTGATCTGGTTTCCAAGGGCGTTCAGGATGTCTATCTCTCCGGTAATCCTGAAGTCTCTTTTTATCGTCAGAACTACAAGCGTCACACCAATTTTTCCATTAAGCCAGTGGAGTTAAAGGCAATTGGTGGCGCGCAGAACCCCAGCAGTGAGATTGTGCTACCAATTGAAAAGAAGGGCGATCTTCTCACGTATGTTTGGTGCAGTACTGATGATAATGGCGTTAGCACTAACACTACTACCAGCAATATTCAGGTCAGCGATGTCAATACGCCCACAGAGTTCTCGCTCCACATTGGTGGTGTGGAGATTGACCGCCAGGATGCCTTCTTCATGAACTACCTGTGGCCCAAGTTTTTTGCCACTGCCAGTAGCAAGAATCAGAGACCCAGCGCCGGTTCGGCGAACTTCTTCCCCCTGCACTTTTTCCACTGCGATACGCAGACAACCCCACTGCCCCTGGTAGCCATGCAGTATCAGGAAGCAGAGATTCGCGTGAAGCACTCGCCCAACTGCGCCCCCGGCCCCATTCGCTACTATGCCAACTACGTAATGCTGGATACCGATGAACGCAAGTTCTTTGCCGATCAGAAGCACGAGCTCCTGATCACACAGACCCAGCGCATCCTGGCCGATACCACGCGCTCGGACCTTACCTACCTGAACCATCCGGTCAAAGCCCTTGCCTGGGGTAAGGCCAGTGCTCTCACAACTGATGATGTGCAGCTGAATCTCAACGGTAACGATGTTTTCGATGGCCGCCTGCCAGGTAAGTATTTCAACACTGCCACTCGCTACTATCACACCAAGTTCAACTCTGACACCGATAACAACCTCTACATGTATTCATTCGGCCTCTACCCGGGCGAGCATCAGCCCACCGGCTCGTGCAACTTCTCGCGCCTTGATAACGGCAAGCTCACCTGGACTTGCGATAACGACCCTCTGCACGTGTATGCCTATGGATACAACATCCTGACAGTCGATAAGGGGATGACCGGATTAAAATTTAGTAACTAAATAAGTGCAAAAACCTTAGATTTACAAGCAATGGCACCCCAGCCCACTTCGGCTGGATTCACCCTGCGAAAGACATTGGGATTCTGAGCACACACTGCCAGCACGGCACGCCTGGATGACCCAATTCGCTTTGCAATGGTAGCAGTAGAAAGCTTCTTACCATTGGAAAGTGTCTCGGCTATCTTATCGAGCATTCTATATATGATAGTCATTAAATCTTTATACACTTGAATGTGCGCATATTCAAATGTAAAACAATTTAACCATTAAGTAGATGCAATACGCCGAATTATCAGGAGGTGAAGAAGAACCGCTACCCCTTGCCTTGCAGGATTTATTAGACAAAATTGACGAAGAAATACATCTTCCACCGGTTGACGATGACGTTGAACCAATGGAAGGCTACGATTTTGAGAAATTCAAGGAAGATTACACGGCCGCTGCAACCAGAATGAGGGCCGCACATGAAAAGTATCTGAATAAATACATAAAGTTCAGAGAAATAGAAGAAGCAATCATTAGCATAAGATCCGAGAAGTATTTGGAAAGATTTTTAGAAATTCTTGATGATTTCAGGAAAACAGAAATGCTGCCTGAAACAAAGGAAGAACTTGACCAAGCGACCAAGAACTTTCAGTGTATGAAGAAAACTGCAAGTATCCTGGGTGATTGTGATATGGGAAACAAATACACCTGCTTCTTGTGCTTAAAGAATGGCATAAATATGGCCTTTGACCCCTGCGGCCATGTGGTGTGTAGTGAATGCAGTAGGCACCCCATGCAAGAGTGCCCCTTTTGTAGGACACCAATCAGTTCTGCAATGAAGTTGTACATTTCAAATTAGACAATATTTCTGAAAATATTTCCTGAGAATTTATAGAATTTCTTTTACAAATTCTCCGATACGATTCTAGGACCCGTGCCATGAACATTATTGCAATAATCTTTTCAGATTGATTTATGGTCTGACCCTGCCTGTATCTATCATATATTTCCTGGCACATTCCTAAAAATAGAAATAATATCTGTTCATCTCTGTCCATACTAAAGTTAAGCAACAAAACTTTACTATGGATCCCTATGGGTTTACTCGGAGAATTCAGATTTCAAGGAGTAACCCGCAAATCCCCCGACCCGTTACTCACTTCATTCGCAAAGCAATCCACACAGAACTCAAGTTTCCAAAAGTAAAGAAAAACAAAAGCATTCAGGGGAAGAACAGGGCCAAATTAGCCCGTCTTGAACTGGATTATAACAAAATATGGAAAAGAGAAAAAGTGCCAGAGTGCCCCAAGCCACTATTGTATACTTATTATGCCTTATGTGGATGCATAGACATTCTGTACGAAGATAACCCCATAGATCGTTTTTGGTTCTTGGAAACCATTGCCAGAATGCCTTATTTTAGTTATGTTTCGATTTTGCACTTTTACGAGACAATGGGATGGTGGTCCATAGATGATAAATTGAGGGAGGAACATAACCGAGAGGATATGGTTGAGGGTAAGCACCTACTCATCATGGAGTCACTGGGTGGTGGATCCCGATGGAGGGACCGCTTCCTGGCACGGCACACGGCAATAGCATATTATACAATGCTACTCGTGCTCTACATGGTGTCTCCCAGGACCGCATACAAGTCAAGCGAAATGCTGGAACTTCACGCGGTCGCAACATACACTGAATTTTTGGAACAAAATAAGGAGTTACTGGAAGAACTTCCGATCCCTATTGTGGGCCAAAGGGTATATGGACCATCTGTATATAATTTATACCAAGTGTTCTGGCTAATAGCGGGCGACGAGCGCAAGCACGCAACTTCCATGTCTAAGCTGAGTTCTTGACCTTTTTCTTGTTAATAAACTATCACCATCTGAAAAACATATCGGTCGTATAAATGATGGTATCGAATACAAAAAACCCCAAAAGATTCTATGTTGTCTACCCACTTCGGGATGAACTTGCGGGTGGGGTGTAGAAGAAATCCATTTTTTTCTATCCGCATATATTTAGATGACCCATAAGCCTCCTAATTCCAAAAACGTTTACATAAGAAAAGGTAAAGTAACCTCTCACAGGAGATGGGATAGACCGAACCAAAAGTTGTTCAATAAATGGTTAACGCATATTAAATATTATATAGAAAGAAATAGCATAAACATAGATGTTTATGTATGTGGTAAATTTTTAGAAAATCCGGAATTGACGTGGGATATAGACGTCATATTAACACATAAGGATATAAGAGAATTCGACCTGATAAAACTATTCAAAATTAGGGATTTAATGAACTACGGAATGCAGCTGGGCTTTGATAAGTATAATATTCTCATTGACATGACGTGCTATTTACCTCTTAACGAGCGGGGAAAGTTCTGGTACTCAGTTGAAGACTTTAAAAAAAATGGTAGAATTCGCAGCAATGTCTTATATACATTCGATAAAATATATCAAAACGGTAAAATTATCCAAGATTTCACATCACAACCCGATACATCTGTAATACAACTGGGCACTGACCTTTTTCTTGTTAATAAACTATCACCATCTGAAAAACATATCGGTCGTATAAATGATGGTATCGAATACAAAAAACCCCAAAAGATTCTATGATGTCGCCCCATCAGAATAGTTTGTTATGAGACCACCAGTCGGATTGAAAATGGGGGACCTCACCATCTCACCCGGGGTCGTACTCTGATTAAGGATTACTAATTCATAGCCCCCTGACATAACCTTTTCTTTTTTGTCCTCATCAAGGTCGATATTTAATGTATTTACGAGGCCCGGCGCGTTGTAGGCGTCGAGTACAATCGAGGGGCCACTACCGATGAGCGCAAGATAGGTCCATAATACAGTAGATGAGTCAGCGCCGTATGAGTCGGGAAGTTTATATCTGACCTCTAGTTTTCCCGTAGAAGAATCATATACAGGTCCGTCCCCTAAAAATCTGAAATCTTTATCACAGTCGACGGTGA